GTGTTCTTTCGGTCGAGGACTTAAAACTCAAGATCGAAGGACTTGAAAAACAGTTGGCACAATCTATTCCGGCTGGAAGGCAGACCGAGACAAAAACTATGATTATCAAGGAACAACTCAATCAGGGTTCCGAGGGTAATCCCGCATTGCATAAATTCAAAAAGAATTAAACAAGGAGGAATAAGGTTATGGCACGAACGATTAGTCATGTTGGAGTTAAAGTTGAAGGGTTTGTTCCCTTTCTCAGTGCTTTGGTGAAGGGTACCGATGAAAACAAGTTGGTCAAAATGTCTGCCAGTTTTACCGTTGTTGCTACGGCTGCTGAAAACGATGAGTTTATCGGTGTTGTAAGGGTGATTGATGGAGACGATAAGGCTGCATCGGTTCAGGTCGATGGGGCCGTAAGGATGGGGTATGATTCAAACCATGCACCATCTGTTGGATGGAATTGTCTTCAGGCTGGTGGAGCCGATGGAACCCCTACTTACACGGTTGCTACCTGTGTGAAGAAGGTTACGGCGGTTGCTGGTACGGTAGAACGATTGGTAACAGAAGTTGATACCACCAATAAAATGGTGACGTTTTTACTCTAAACCATAGAAGATGATGATAGGTCACAACTTTCAGGCCATCCCTGGCGATTCGGGATGGCTTTTTTATTAACTAAAATTTAAGGAGGCATTTCCATGATTGATGTTGAGATCACCAAATATGATCCAAAAGATATAACCTTAGATCGGAAGATGTATGAAGCGGCAATCAATAAGGGCATGTCCTTAACACAGTATTTAACTTCTATCACCACGACTGGTCCCGGAGATCCGTTAGATGGTTTTGAAAAACAGTTGGTTCGATATGGAATCCGACTTCATGACGATCCAAAGTCCGGCATCCAAGCTACAAAAGTCGAGTATTTCTTCCAGAGCAATGCAGCTCCTACCACCATTCTTTTTCCCGAAGTCCTGAACAGAATGGCGAGAGTTGCCTTAATGGATGAAGTGGATGTTTTGAGTGAGTTGGTGGCAAGAGTTGAAACCATCGGGGATAGCGGTATTCTCAGATCAATTTATATTGATGATACTGAGGCTCAGAGACAGATGGGAAGAGTCCCTGAAATGGGTGAGTTCCCGACCACGACTATCACATGGTCTGAAAAAGCTACCACGCTCAAGAAATACGGTATTCGGATCAAGGCTTCCTACGAGTTTATGAGAAGGGCCAGCCTTCCTCTCGTCCAAACATTGGTCGGGCGCATTGCCTTACAGACAAGACTTGATGAAGTTGCAATGGCAATTAGTGTCCTGCTATTAGGGGATACTGATGTTAGTGCTACCAGTCCCCATGCTTCCAGTGGAGCAATTAGCCACACCCATCTTGCTACATATCAAGGGGGTGCTCCAACCCTTACTTCAGAGATGACATTGGCTGGATATTTGGCTTGGCTGGCAATTTTCTATCCCGGACAGTGCACAACGATTATCGGGACGGCTACAGATATTTATTCTGCATGGATGATTGCAGCACCTTCCACCATTCCTTTCTGGATTAGTAATCTTGTTGATAGGAATGCAGTGCCAGCGCAACCAGTCATTGTGAATACCAAATTGGCACCCAATATCCGATATGTGGAACACGCTGATTGCACGGCTGCCACATTGATTGGGATTGATAAACGGTATGCCATGATTGCTTATCGTGAAGTCGGAACCGACCTGACAGAGACAGATAAAATTATCAACGGGCAGTGGACCGAGATCGTAATGTCCAATACGATCGGTTTCCAGACAATTTTTGCCGCTGCTCGGAAGAAATTGATCATAGCTACATAATTGAGTGATTAGGCCACGCAATTGAGTGGTTAAACCAAACAATAGGAGGGGGGTACACGTTGTACCCTCCTTTTTCCATGAGGTATAAACGTGAAAAATGAACAACTAATAAATGAAATGGTTTCGGATTACCGAAAGGATTCCAAAGCTGTTTATCAGGCTTGGGACAAAACGAAGGCCATTAGTGTGGTTTATACTGGTGCTGAAGCAACAGCAACGGTAGAGGTAACAGCCAATTCGCTGGTATTATGTGCTCCCGCCCTAACGGCTGTTTTGACGATTGATTTAAGTGCTGGTGTACCGCCCAAGGCAGATATATTGTCCGAGGTAGTGACTGCTATCAACACTTATGGTACTGGGTTTGCTGCCACCTTGGGGGATCAGTTTGATGGAACTGAAGCATCGGCCAGCTTGACCATTATTGCAGCAACCAGTGTTAAGACAACGACTGTCTGGTTTGTTCAGGATACCAACCTCCAGATCAAGATTGCTATTCCTACTGTAGCGACCAACAAGAAAATTATCGTCACAAAAGTTCTTGGAAGCATTACGGGCACTGGTGCAGGCACGTTTGAGTTTACGAAAGATGATGTGCTGGTATGGTTAGAGGCAGCCGGAGCAACAACTGTAGAAAAAGTATCGGTCCTACCAAGCCTTAGTTCAAGTGCTGGCGGGCAATTAGTCTTGCGTTTAAAAATGGCGACAACCCTGACGGCTGGTTATTTAACTGTTAGTTACGATGAAAAATCAGCCGATGCGATCCCTTTATTTGTATAGGATAATCCATGGCTTACGATTTCCTCCTGACGACGTGGAAAGATTCTGTCAGAAGAATCTGTGGGGGTGTATCTTCTTCCGATGTCCCCGATACCCTCCTTGATGACGATCTCTATGCCATTGCTTCTGAAGATTGGATTAAGGCCAAGATAACGGATTGGTCCACGGTCAAAGTTACGAAATCCAAAGAACTCAATCGGGCAGCGATTTATCACGTTGCCAGTAAGGTCTGCGAGTATCTTTTAAAGAAACTTTTTCAATCGGAAAAGATTTTTGACTACAGTTATGAATTGCAGAAAATAGACTGGGCGCAGGAGGCTACGAACAATGTGAGCCTCTGCTATGAAAATATGAACTTGGCTAAACCGTCCAGTATTGTCTCTATGACCATGATTGACGTGATCTCTCGTTCCGAACCCATTTATGAAGAACTTGAGGTAGTGGAAGAGTAATGGCGATTCAGGACAGATTATCTGCATTAGTGGAAAGAATCGGAAGGCCGATCAGCATTTTGCGTAATCCAGGGAATATCGCTGATCATTGCATCTTGCTCGATCTCAAATCTTCCAATCCATTTATGTCGGAAATATCCAAGCAAGGCATCTTCGCTTGGAACTCAGAAATGGTGGATGGTGATATTTTTCAGGACACCATAACCTCGGAAAGATTCATGGTCGTTAACGCTAATTTTTGGGTCCATGGTGAGGTCAGGGATGGCAAGCAAGCTCTTGTCTATAAGTGCAATGACAGCATTACCCTTCTTTCCCTGACGGAAGTTGTGACAGATGTATACGGGAAAAAAGCATGGAACTGGTATGTCAAGATTAACGATTTTGCTGTGGTTTCCTATTTTACGAAGGGGGATACTCTGAACCCAATAGGAGATGTTTCTTTCGATAAACTTTTTGTTACTTTTTCGGGCAGGAACCTTGGGATTTACATCCCCAAGCAGGGTGATCGAATCGTTTTGCAAAGCGGAAAGGCATTCCAGATTGATGGGATTGATGACCATCTCTATGCCGGTTGTTACGAAACCGTCTGCTCGCTGGATCAAAGAACATTATGATTGATATCGGTATTCGCTTGGAACCGGACGGGATCAAGAGGCTGGCTGATAAACTTTTGAAGCTGAGGGTTGGCCTTGAAGTCCAGGCGAAAACGGCACTCAAGCAGGTGGGTGAGCAATACTACGAAATCGTAGTCTCACGCATGGGCGAGTCTCGCGGGGGCGCGATGGTTTTTGTTGACGTGTACTGGAAAGAACTTTCCCCCATTTGGTTGGAAGAGAAACGCAAGAAGGGTTTGGTCGAGGAAATTTGGGAAGCAACCGGGGAGATAAAAAGTAATGTCCGGGTCTTTGATGCCGTAAAAACTGCCGATGGATGGAGTGTGTTCGTCGGCCTAAAGGGTGTGAGTCCAGACGTAATGGCAAAAGCAGTCCGTAATGAGTTTGGTGCTACATTTGGAGATAGTAGGGTTCCAGCCAGGCCCCTATTTGAACCCGCTAAGCGGGAGATGGTTTATAACCCTACGGAAAAAGCAAGAATCATTGAAGCTTTTAGGGGTGCTGCGAAAACAGCGATTAGCGGTATCCGGTAATGGCAAATACCAAGACCCTACTTAATCTCTATTGGTCGCTAAGGCGCTATATGTAT